GTAAGGCCCTGCTTGCCAGGGGAACCCGGTTCCCCCTTGGGCCCCACCTTACCGGTATTGCCAGTATTACCCTTGTCACCTTTCAGCGGGTCTCCCCACCGCAGGAGGCAAGGCGAAGAACTGTCAAAGATGAGGGCTTGTCCATCGACCCCACCGGGCGGGATGCCGATGATGGGATTGACGGGGTAGCCTTCACCACAACTGTGGGGAATATTGTGCCGTGCCATTTAGACCTCTTCGTCACAGGTCCCAAGCATGAATTGTACCTGGGCCATGTCGATAATGTGTTCACTGCATCGAGGACCATAGTCTATATCGAACCGCGCCAGAACGCAAAACAGCGGCACGGGCGGCATATGCGCCGGAGAGTGAATACTCAGGTCGGGAACGCAAGGAGAATCGGCAGGACGTGGCGCATCGCGCAGGTCACGAAGAACACGGAAGTCGAGCGGCTTGTCGAGTGCCGGATGATACTGCAACACACCTGTGTAGCGTCCCCACGGCAGTGTGCGGAATACATCGGGGACATGGAATTCCACCGTGCCGTCTTCTCCCCAGGTGAATGCCCTGCATACGATGGGGGCAAAGTCAGGCGGTGTAGGATTCGCCACATCGACATCGACGCGATGACCCGGCCAGCAGCCGTGCAGATACCACGGACTTCCGCCTGTGTGACAGCCGCAGGTGCAATCGCTGTCAGCCTGTCCGGGCATGATTGTCAGTATGACATTGCGCCAGTCCTGCAAGATGCGATTGTTGCGCCAGTCTTTGATGCGGATGCCGATACGGGCGACATCCTCGGTGAGCGACAGAATCATCCTAACCCCTTGTCCTGTAATAGTTCAACGAGTTCACGGCTGCATCGTATATGTTCGTGGATGAAAGTTCAAGGTTGGCGAACGCCGTTCGCAGTTCTTCCGAGTCTTCCATCGAGAGCCACCTGTCCTTGTATTCCTTGTTGAAGTCCATGCCGTTCTTCCGCAACGCTTTGTCGGTTTCCCAGATGAGCATATAGTCGGAAATCTCTTCCGGGGTGAAACCGATTTTTTCGAGCTGGGCCTGCCGATAGGCTCTGGCGTCGACGCTGCGGTCAGGTGACGTTATCTTCACACCGGAACGTCGGATGCGGGATTCATATTCATCCTTGGCGTTGTAGTACAAAATCTGGCTCGACTTCCCGGCATTCCCAAACCATGTGGACGTACCAAGTCCACGCAGCAGCGGGTGCATGTCACGAAATTCGGACATGCTCTGCGACCCTTTGTAAAGGGCTTCGTCTTCCACGGCACCCATGACCATGCGCAGAGGACCGGTGAGGATGCTCTTCGCCATGTAGCGCAGTTGTTCAGGAGCGAAGTCGATGCCGGTCTCGCTGTTGAGGCGTTTCGCCATGTTGTGCCAGATGACCGGGGTATTCGTTCGGCCCGTAGACGACAGCGCCGTCGTACCCTGGGAAGACTCGCGGGTTATCTCTTGCCCGAAATACGACCGGTTGATGGCAACATCGACAAAGGGGCGCAGGGGCGGCGGGCAGAGAAACGCTGCCAGGTAATCGGCAGGATGTTCCGTGAAGCGGTAGTCGGGCCAGTTGCCCGGCATGGTGTTCTTGACCGTGAGGAACAGCGTATCGAAGGCCAGGTCTTGCGGAGACATGAGACCGCTCGCCACACGTTCCTGACCGACGGACAGCATGGCCGCTATCTGCGGCAGACCAAAACCGACAGGGAAGCGGACGAAGTCTCCCTCAGACCCCATGCCGATGGGTATACCGCGCACCAGCTCGGACAGCGACATGGCATCCATACGATACTTGCCATTCTCATCCCGGCCAAGGGATTCCCGGGCCAGCGGGTACAACATGGAATACGCCCCGTAGGCAGCCAGCAGGCCCATGTATCCACGCATCCCCTGTTTGATGATGTCACCTGGAGTACGCGCACCGAGACCCAAGGTGCGGGCCAGGGCCACACCAGATTCCACAGTGGGGACAACATAGGGGAACAGAACGCGAAGGTACGGCGTCAGTTCACCACGGTGGCTCAGATTCATCATTTCCAGTACGCCACGGGCTGCACGGCTTGCCGGTACTCCGGCTTCGCGCAGGGTGACGAACTGGGCAAAAGCACCCGCATTCTGGAAGAAGTCGTTCCAGCCATCCAGTACCCGCATGACTTGGTTCTTCGACGTGCCGAGACTTCTCAGCCAGCGTGCTACGCTGGGGCCCCCATAACCGACGATGGCCTTCTCCAATTTGGAGGACGCATCCGGCAGACCGGAGACGGTCCCGGATTCTTCGACCGGAGACCGCTGCCCCTGGATGTATTTTTGGAACAGACCGCCGCGACGGTATTCATCCAGATATTGGTACATGGGATTCGCTTCGTCGAGCTTGCCCTGCATGATGTCCAGCAAGGCTTTGGATGTCCTCGGCGTGTTCGCCAGCACTTTCGCTGCCAGAGAGCTGCCTTTGATGCGAGTGCCGTCTTCAGCATAATAGTCACGATTCACCATGTTGGATGCACGTTCCATCACATCGCGAGAACCGGACAACGGAGCGAATAAAGGCGAGAACCGCGTATTGAGCTGGCTGACAAGACTGGTGAAACGCCCGGCAGCTTCGACTGGCAACCCGGCGCTGCCCAGCTTGTAATCACTGGACATGGCATTGTTGAGCATTTCACCGGTGAGACCGGATTCCACATGGGACCACTTGGGGTCAAAGCGAAGGTAACGCCTTTTGATAACAGTCTCACCGTCAGCAATAGGCGTAGGTACATCTGCCACGATACCACCCCCGGTAAGGAGCTGGTCAGCGATGGCGCGCTGCTTGGGGTTCGTGCTGTGAGACATCCGCATGAGGGAGGCGTAATCGTAGGTCTTGATACCAGAAGCGTCGATAGCGCCGGTCTCCAGCAGATGGTCAGCAACGGCGAACATGTTCACAGCAAACTCACGGGAACCGACTTCGGTCGCCGCCCGGTTGATATAGAAGAACAGCGTGTCATACGCGCTGTCAGGACGGGACGACCGACCCTGGATGGCGTAGTACGACCCGGGGTTGTATGTCGTGCTGTCGTTCGATACACCGAGCAAGTTGCTTTCACGGGTTCTGATAGCGACGTAATGCTCGAACCCGGGAAAGCTGTCCAACACTTCTCGCGAGACGACACCGGCCTTGACGCGTTCCTCCAGCACCATGTCGAAAAGACCGGAGATACCATCAGCGATGGTGTCGGCTTCTTCTTTGGAAAGACCGGTCTCTCGCAGGATGCGGTCCATCTCGAACTGCGCCTCTCCGTTGGTATAACCTGCGGACACGAGGTCTTCGGGGAGGTCGGTAGTTTCGTCGATGAAGTCTTCGAGCTGTTCGGTGTTGCGCTCCAGCTCCATCAGACGCTTCTTGTCCCTGCCGTCCATATCAGGGCCCTTGCTCACGATGTCTTCAGCTTCATCCATCCAGCGCCCGAGCAGCAAATCGTTGGTCTCCGGGATGTGCCTGCACACAGCGTAGTGGCCCATAACACGAGCAAGGTCTTCCAGGCTGCCCGTCCAACCTATACGACGGGCAACAGGTTCGAGCGATTGTGTGAAGCTCGCGACACGGTCGCGCATGAGCAGATTCAGTGCGCGTACTTTCTGAGGCGTCTGGTCAAAGATGCGCCAGAGAGTGTTCTCATTCGTCGGGCGGTTGGCCTGGTCAGCAAAGAGTCTGGCCCACTTGGCGAAGCCGCCGCGAACATTAACGAACTTCGTGTATATGCCGTTCTGGAAGTTCAACCACCACGAGGCAGCACCAAGACTGGTGTTCGTCGCCATGCGAACGGCTTCATCGAATTCTTCGTTACGCCTGGACACGGCTTCATCAGCCAGCTCTTTCATGCGCGCCATGCGGGCGGCTGCTTTGCGGGCAGCCGCCTGGTCGGAAGCGCTGGGTTCTTCCGCCGTGTATTGGGTAACACGAGAAAGCTCATCGAAAGACGCATAGATGTCTTCACGTTCACGCTGTTCCCGTGCCGTGCGGAGAGCTTCATCGCCAGCAGGGTTTCCTGCACTATCCATACGGGAAGCCTGCTGCGGGCCGAACCCCGTGGGGTTATCAAGTCCGGCCCGCAGGAACTCGGTATCGTTGGGACATTCAGCCATGTCGGTTATCCTCAGCACTTCCGTGCGCGTTTGGTGACTTTCTTGACAGCTTCGGCAGTGGTCAAAGAACTGTCTGTCTTGTTGACACTGAAGCCAAGGTCATGTGCCATGGACTTCCAGTTGGACTGGATGTCGGCAAAATCCTGCGTGTCGATGGACGGCAAGTCCGTATTTTTGCGCAGGTAGTTGAGCGCCTGGACTTCTTTGTCTGTCAGCTTGAGCCTGGGATTCGCTTCCTTGGTCAACAGGCGCAGGACCTTGCCGTACCCCATGTTGATGTCGAGCTTGGGAGAGTTGAAGGCATCACGCATGACCTGCTCAGGGATTTCACGGATAAAATCAGTGATGTCTCCCAGAGATACGGGGTCAGCTTCCAGCGCTTCCAGATTGGCAGCTTCCTTGGCGGCCACGGCCTGAGCTTTCTCGGCCCGCTGCATGGCGTCCAGGATACCGGCTTGTGCCGCTTCCTTCGGGTACTGCTCGATAAGCGGCTGGAGAGCATCACGGGCTTCCTTCGTCGTCGGGGAGGTCAGAGCCTTCGATGCCTGCGTGAAATAGTCAGGCACCGGCGGCGTCTCGATGGTCCCCAATACGGCATCCAAGTCATCATTGATGTAAGGAGATTCGCCTCCGCGCTGTCTGGCGTACCATCCTAACGTGGAGGTCCCTGTAGAATGTCTGTCACCATGACGATGTATCGGAGCAGCTTTGGATATAGCAAAGAACTTTTCCGCGTCGTCCAGAGAATCCAACAGGGCTTTGCCCAACATCAGGTCATCGAAGAGCGCAGCACTGGAGGTCGCGTTCAAATCTACCCGGGAGAAATCCAGCTTTCCGTAAGGATTTACTCGGCCCCGGACGGGAGCCTCAGTCCTGGAGCGTTTGTTGCTGCCAGTGTTTGCTGCATCCCCACCATCGCTCTTCCCTGCGCTTCGCGCAGTCCGACGGCTTCCTGTGCTCTTACCTGTTGTTGCAGGCTGCGCGGCTGCATCGCCAGCACTTCGTTCTCCGTCGGCTGGCGTGGCTTTTCGAGCCCTCTTGCGGACAATAACTCCCGCATCCGGCGCAGTCGTTCCGGCAGTCTGTGCCGGGGCCCCAGCATCCCCTCGTTTTGCAACCGCCGAACCGCCATCAACAGCTTGTGCAAGAGCGGCAGCGGTAGCGGTTCCAGCATCGGGCGCGGTACCGGGTTCCCCTGCAACAACAGGAGTAGCACTTTCTGCAACAGGTCGGTTCGTTGCGTCTTGTCCATCATTTCCCACGACGGCAGCTTGTTTGCTTCGGCTGCCTCTTTTACCGGGTCGTGTCGGTTTTGCACCATTGGTGGTGTCCTCCTGGGAAAGTTCTGCGGCCAGTTTGGCAGCACTGTCTCGCAGCGTATTCGGCCCAAGCTGCTGCTCGAACCAGGGAGAAAGCTCCGCATAGTTGGCGGGGTTCAGCTCATCAATACGGGCCCAGACCTGCACGCGTTCAGGTTCCGTCAGACTGTTTCCGAACCGTCCGACATAGTCCTGGATAGCCTTGATGTCGGCATTGGGGAGGAAATCCTTCAATGTCTGACGGGCAGGCTCGGCCACGGGCTGCTGCACAGGCTCGGCCACGGGCGGCTGCTGCTGCGGCTGCTGTACAGGCTCGGCCACGGGCTGCTGTACAGGCTCGGCCACGGGCTGCTGCTGCATAGGCTCGGCCACAGACTCGGCCACAGTCTCTGCCACAGGCTCGGCTACAGGTTCGGCTTCGGTCTGACGTACCTTCGCAGGTGCGGGTTGTCCCGTTGCATTGGGGGGTTCAGCAGCGACATGATCGGGCGTGATGAGACGGTCGTTGAAAAGGTCGCTGAGGTATGTTTCATCATTGAGGCGCTTCGCCACTTCCTGAACGATTTGACGTTCGCGCCGCGACTTGAAAATATTGTTGAAGCCCGGCAACGAGATGCGGCTGTTGACTTCGGTCCTGAGCTGTTCAACAGACATACCGGTGAATTTCACCAGACCGTTGATGTAGTCTCCGATATAGAGGTCGTTGCGGAATTTTGCATTGGCCTTTGCGTCAGCCTTGTCATTGGGGTGTACTGTGGCGAAGTTGTCCGCAGGCGCGCTCTTGTCGGTGAACATCGCTCGAAGCATACTTGCAACATCATCGCTGATGCCGATGTAACGCTTGTTGCGCCCCGTGTAAGGTTTGAACGCGGACGAACCCGCCGTCTGCGCTGCGGAGGCGTTCGCTGCTTCGGCGGCATTGGAGACAACCGAACCATCAGAACCCGACGGACCGATGGGTTCGACAGGGGATGCGACAGAATCCGCAGCATCGGCAGGAGGCTGCGTTGTGTCCGTCGTCCGTTCGACGGGACGCCGTGATGTGGCCGGAGCGGCGTTGAACGGGGCGAACGGCACGCCGGTCACAGCACCGGCGAGAGCCGCATCCAGGACGTTCTCAGACAAAGGTGCAGCCAGACCGGTATTCTGGTTGAAGACCACGTTCTCACCGAATTGCTGCCCAGCATTCATCATGGCGCCTTCGAGCATGGAAGCAGGAAGGGCACGCACCGAACGGGCCAAAAGCCCCTGCGATGCGGCATCCGTACCTGCGTTAGCCAGCCGTTGCATGGCGCCACCGCCGATACCTCGCTGGGCCAAAGCAGCCGCACCACGAGAGATAGGCGCCAAGGCGCTGCGGGCGAAGACGCCACCAGGCAGCGCATTCGCAGCAAACCCGGTCAGACCGGCACCGGCAGAGCCCGCCTCGATGGCCTGCGTCTGCTGCTGGTCGCTGAGGTTGGGGTCATTCACCACACGTCGCGTGTAGCTCCCGACACCCGTCGGGACACCAGCGAGACCGCCAAGAACAGCACCACCCACGGCCCCGCCAAGGGCCCCGGGAAGACCGAGTGCGGCGCCCAGAGCGCTACCCGTCTTGGCACCGACGACAGCACCAGCAAGACCGGCGCCCAGGTCGCCGATGGTATCGGCCATAGTATCGAGAGGATTGGTAACGACATGCGTGAGCGTACCGAGACGGCCTTCAGCGCGCAGACGTTCCTGCTCCTGCCAGTAAGGGTTGGCAGCGATAGCTTGCTGCCTACGTTCTTCACCGCGTTTGGCGATGAGCTTCTTTTCTTCAGCAGAAGCCCCCAGCATATCGAGGTTGTCACCGAAGGTGGAGATACCTTCCTTGACACGGGAGAAGAGCGAACCCCAATCGTTATCTTCGATAGCGCGCAACTGCTGCCTTCGTGCCGCTTCGTGTTCGGCCAGACCTTCGCGTATGAGTGCAGCAGCAGGGATTTTGAATGTCTTCTCAAGGCGGGGGATGTCCTCTTTGCGGATGGATTCGAGGACTTCTGCCTGTCCTTCAGTAGACAGCTCAGGAAGATTGGCAAGTTTCTTGGATACGACAGGGTCGTTCGACAAAGCAAACTTCGCCCTGTCATTGGTCATGGCCTCGAAGTTTCGGGTAGCCAGTTTTTCTGTGCCACCATAGACAGGTTCATAGATGGGGTTCCCCTGTTCATCGAGACCACGGTAAATGTGATACACCTTACCAGCGCCGCGTCCCCCTCCCGCACCGCCACCACGCTGTCCGCGAGCCATTGCGGCATACAGCATAGACAAGGACCTCAAGTCCTTCGTGTAGTCGGGGGCTTCGAAAGGACGTATGTTTACAGTGGGGAGGGAAAACTGCGGCATGATGTTTACTCCAGGGTAACGGCTTCGATGATGCGACGCAAATCAGCATCATAAGGAGAGACATCACCAGAGACGACACTTTTGGATGTGCTGTCTTGACCAAGCTCACGCAAAGCCGATTCGAGCATGTACATATTCTGGTGGTACTGTTCGTCGTCCATGAACTGCGTCTTATCAACAATAGACGCACCGGATTCAGCACCTTTGATGGTATCCAAAAGCATACTCATGGTCTAGTCCTTACTGTGTCACCGTGGGCGTAGCCTGCTGCGGCTGCCGGATGTAGTCCTTACCGGACAGGAGAGCGGCGAGCAGGGCAGGCAACTGCATGTAGGGCGGGAGCTGGTCGATGTCAGCCGCTACACGGCCCCAGGTGGCAGCAGTGGAATTGGGGTCATAGGTGGGCCCAAGCCGCTGACCAAGCTCCCGGGCCGAAGGCAAGCCGCCAAGAACCTGCGCCGTGCGCGGGTCTCTGGCAAGGGCCATAGCCTGCGACATGATTTCACCTTCATCATAGGACATGTCGATAGGACGGTCAGGATACACCACCGTCTCGACAGGCGCAGGCTGGGCAGGTGCCGGAGCCGTAGCGCGTACTTCTTCTTTGAGCGGGAACGAACCTTCCCCGGAGAGTTTGAGACCCCGACGCGCTACAGGCGCAGCGGCAGGGGCCGCAGTAGAACGCCGCGCAGGGGCCGCAGGAGCAGCACGACGAACCGGCGTGGTAGCCTGCTGGAGTGCGGGACCGGCAGGCACCTGCATGAACGGCATAAGGCCGGGCATCTCTCGCACCATGGGGTCGATGACAGCACCGTTCACCACATGCGGATACTGCGACGGGAATCCGACCAACGGTTGGACACCGACATTGCCGTAGGGGTCCATGGTGGTGCGAAAAGCTGCCGTGGCATACGGGTTACTCTGCTGCATCACCGGGGGCATACCGGCGGCCTCATATCCGGCACGCGCACCGGGGGCAGAGTAGTGCGCCCCGGATGCCTGAGTGGCAACCATGCCGGGGACAGGGGCGGCAACATAACCGCCGACAGGCTGCGCAGCTTGTGCGACGCTGTTGGCGAGCTGCATAGCAGGATGGTCGGCAGGAAGATACCATTCCTGCGCCCCCATGACGTTGTTGAGATGTTCTTCGGAGATGGCCTGTGCACGGGCTTCCGCCAGAGCGCGAGCAATCGCAGGGTCAACAGTAGGCATGGTAGAACTCCTTACATGGAAGAGGGGTTAGTCTGCGAGGGAACCGCGCCGCCGAGACCACCGCCGAGCAGGGCACGGTACAGTGCGATGTCCATAGGATTCAACCCGCCACCGGCGCCACCGGCGCCACCGGCCAACATGCTGGGCATCTGCCGGTACATGCTGGCGAGCAATTGCTGTTCGAGCTGCGCGTTTTGCGGCGCGTACAAACTGGCGTAGTAGTTGCGGGCCATGAGGGCCGGATGCAGTATCCAGTTCTGCGCCGTGGTCATGCGATTGTTCAGTACGCCAAGCCCAGAATTGCGTGCGGCGTCATAGACGATTTGCATTCGGGGATTGAACGTCTGTTCGGTGAAGGCGTTCTCCAGTTGACCTGCCTGCACCTTGTTGTACTGGTTCAAGTCGTTCCAGTTGTCTTGCACAGCCATCCGTTCCCCTTCGACGAAACCGGGAAGGGCACGTCCGATGGCGGCAAAAAGATTACCAAAGTCCATATGTCATGCTCCTATATAGCAAGTCCGCCACCGGCGGCGGCAGGATTTGTGGCACCGGCAGCGAGCGAGACGATGCCGCCATTCTGACCGTTAGTGCCCAGGTACGTTGTCGGGTACACCGTATCGAAACGGGCGCCGTAATACCCCAACGCCATGCCGATACTACCGAATGCCTTGTTGGCGATACCTGATACGTCGTTCATCAGTGAACGTGCCACATCCCCATATTTCATGGCCATCGACCCCAGGTTGCGTCCGAGGTTGAGGACGTTCCCGCGCCGGTTCCAGCGCTGGTCGTTCTTGAAGTCCATGAACCAGGTGTCGTCGCGCAGGTTGTAGTTTTCGGTATCCGCCAGCATGAGACTGCGCCCGAACGCTATGCGCGACAGCAACGAAGGGTCTATGCACAGATGTTCTGCCTTGGCCTTCCGGGAAAGGGCTTCGCCGATGATGTCATAGGCGCTGTTCACGGCGACTTCCGCCCGGGCCCTGTCATCAGCACAATTCATCTCCTTGATGGGCACCGTGGATACTTCATGCAGCAGCTTCTCTTCAAGCGGGCGGTACCTCTTGTCAAACCTGTCCCACTTGTATTTTGCCTGCTGATAGTAGCCTTCAGCAAGGTCCTGCTGCTTGTCGGCAATCTGTCCCTGGATGGTGGCGTTCAACGTAGCGATGGCTATCTGTGCCGCCTTGAAGAAATTGGACCAGGCGTTCTCGCCGACAGGACCGTATTCCGGTGCGGCCCAATGACAAAACCGCAACGCGTCCATGACACCCTGCTTGCCGCCATGCCCGGCACCATGCAACGTCTTGTCGATGCGTTCTCCGGCCTTGTCGATACTCTTCGACACCTTGCTCGATGCCTGGTTGATGGCGTTGGCAACAGCCTGGGGGTTGGCACATGTACACTGCGCCATAATCTGTTACCCTCCTTTGGGCGCTTCGCGCTGAGGTTGCTGTGCAGTCACATTACCAGCCAGGTATGTCGTCGGGTAATGCGTCGGATTGCGGTTGAGTTCGTATCCCAGATACTTGCCTGCTCCGACAAGGCCCTGCCATGTCTGGTCGAGCAGGTCCCCGTAGATGCCCGCAGATGCCGCACCGAGCGACACCACGTCAGTGATGATGTCACGTCCGCGTTTCGCTGTGTTCAGCATCTTCTCGAATCTCACATCGTTACGCGTCTCGACATAGGCACGCTCGTTGCGGTAGCCCAGGCCGTCCGCCATAGCCACGGCATCAGCCTGTGCCATCATCACCTGTGTGAGTATGTCGCTCCGCAACCCCGTGCAGTAACGGCTCATGCACCGCATGGGTTTGCGGAGCTTGCCCTGGAACTCTATCCATGCGCTTGTCCGTGCCCGGCCACGCGCTATGTCGTACAGAGGCTCGGCCACTTCGAGCCGCAGAGACTCTTCGATTTCCTGGTCTTCGACAGGAGCGTAGGCGTTCTGGTAATAGTCCATCCAGTTCTGGGCTATCCGCCAGTATTTCTTCGCCATCTCCCATTCTTTGACGGCGATGTCGTATGCCTTGTAGGCACTGATGGTCGCGGCAGCCAGCGCGGCAGCGGACAGTATCTCGCCAAAAAGGCTGCGTTCAGAATCGTTTACGCCACGTTGCGGATTGCATTGTGTGTATCCGGCCTCGACCATGACACGTTCCTCTTAGCTGTTGGTGTAACGAATCTGTGTGGTACGGGATGCCTCCCGCCAACGGATGCTCAGGTTGGGAGCCTGTTCCTGTTCACCAAGGGAAATCCAGACCTCATCGCATCCCATGAAGCGCACGGCGGTTTCCATATAACGGAACAGTTCCGCCTCGCACAGCCGGTCTCCGCCCGCGTACCAGTCTTCGATTTGGAACACATGCGAGTTGTACGCAAGCGGACGGAACGGGATGCCGATGAGGTACCCGACGGGCTTTCCGTTCTCATCCCAGGCCATGAAAATCTTCAACGCCTTGGTGAACCAGAGCTGGGCGAACGTCTGCACGTTCATATCGAACGGCTTGCCGTAAATGCGTTGCTTCTCGTTCACCCAGGACGCCGTATAGAGGGGTGCGAATTCTCGCGTCAAGTCATCCAGGGCAACGTTGATGTCGCTGTCCGGTTCCAGGATGTCGATGCGGTAGTCCATGGTGTCGTTCTCCTGTTATCGCCCGTCGTTGACGGTGAAATGTGCTGTGCCGATGTCGATGAAGTGTACGGGCTCCACTCCGTGTAACGTCACAGTGTACCAAAGATGCCGCCCGCTGCGCCGGATACGCACAGGCTTTTCTTCCCTGACCATCCTGTCCAGCATGGCGCCGTCGTGGGGGTTCTTGATGGTCACAACCACAGGACCGCCACCCACCTTGCATGATACGGGGGCCCAGGCAACGCCACGGGCTGGTCCAGCGTTGCTGAGGCTGTTCTGACCCACGGCATCGCCACCGGACGTAAGCGGCCTGCTGCGCCATGTGTACGGCCTGTACCACGCGGCACTGTCCCAGCCCCATACCTTGTCATCTTCCAGCAGCAGGAGCTTGCCTGTGTTCGACGTAGTACACGCCACAGGCTTGTCGGACAACGTGACAAGTTCCGCACCCTGCATGTCGCCGAAGGGGTCGCTGTCGATGTCCAGCATGAAAGTCGCCATATCCGTAGCGAAAAAGAGAAACCCCTCCCAATACGCCATGCGGATGGTGTCGGGCTTGAGCCTCTGCCAGTCACGTTCGCCGAACCATTTCTTCGTGATGACATGCCACCCGCCATTGCCGGTAAGCAGCACGAGCCCCATGGTGGAAGCATAGATAAACCCGTGTCGTGTCATCACGGAAGCATTGGCATAACGGCAGCCAATGTTCGGCAGTGGTGTGTCGATGCTGACGACCGGGGTGCATTTGGTGTCGTCGCAGCTCGACACATCGATGATATACGGAGACCCGTCGGTAGTGACGTAGAGTTTGAAATCCTGCTCTCCCATGCTGACGATATTATGGTCCAGGGTCATGTCATACTTCGCGGGCCAGTTGTACGGTTGGAAGACTTCGGAGAAGAAGACCCTGTTGTTCCGCCACCCGACAAGCCGGATGCTGTCACGGATGGAAACCACGCCCTGCATCCTGTCAGGCGGCATACGGTCATCCTGTGTCTCCAGCGCGGCACCCAGATATGCGGCCTCTACCGTATCAGTGAAAGTGGCCTGCCCGGCAGGGATGGACGCGACGAACAGAAAGGCCGTCAGCTTCTTCTGCACCTTGCCGTCCGCCGGACGGAACCCGGTAGAGGCCCTGTAAATATGCACCCGGTCGATACCGTAACCTGCGGGCGGGTTCACTATCCCGGAGACCGTCACAGAACTACCGTCTTCCACCCGCACGATGTTGCTGGCCGGGGACGGCGCACTCTCTTCCATTCTGGAATTGACATAGGTGTAGACATAGGCCCGGGCATCAGCTTCACGACTGCACTGCTCAGAGGCTGATGCCACAGGCGGATACACCGGCGCCGGTACACCGGCATAGTAATACACAGGCCGACAGAAACGAAGGTCGGTGAGTTCCACGACTTCGAGCCCCCGTCCGTCACGCCCCGTGATGTAGAACGACCGATGGTCGGGATTAAGGTCGGCGGCGATGACCTTATCGACCCACGATACCATGCAGCAGCCGTGCATGTGGAACGACCGTGCCCCTTTGACCGCATCATACAGGGGGAGCTTGTCTCTCCAGGCTTCCAGTCTCCCGTTACGCAACATGACATCATGGGCCATGGTCGCTTGGGTAGCTGCCAGGGAATGTTCGGATATACGCGGGATGATGCCGCCGAAGCTGGAGAGTGTGATGTTCATATGTCAAATCAGTCCCAAAGTTCTTCAGCTTTGTACTTGTTCACAGAATCAACCCCACCGGCGGGACGGATGGAAAGACTCACCGGATACCCGGAGGGGAAACCGGAATCAGAATGCAGAATGAGTTCATGCTCCCCTGCGACCCATACACCGGCAGGCTGCACACGGGCGAGGACCGTGGTGGAAAAGTCCAGCGTGGTCTCCGCCTTGTGCGAATGCTCATTGCCGGAACTGCCGCTGCTGCTCACCACCGTCTTGGCCGTGGCTGTCGTGCTGCAACGCAGGATATTGGACTGCGGCGTACCGTCGAGCCGCACATGGAGCTGGGAGAGCCATGCCCTGGTCGCGACGGTCACGATGTCGATGACGATAGGGACATTCGTGCGCAGCGTAAAACCGATGACCTGCCGCACGATGTCACCTGCGACGACAGGCAGCAACGTATGGATGGCGTCCGGGTGCTGCGTATCTGCAATGGCCACGACAGAACCCAGCTTGTTCAGCTCCACATCGTAAGGACCGAAAGCATACGTCTGGGCCGGAATATCGATACGCTGCGTGAGATTGAAGATACGGTTCTTGAGGTCGAGATGAACGTCATACCCGCCGCACTGATAGATACCGTTGAGCACATTCGCCGGTTTGCTCAGGGAAAGCGTGGCGATACCGACTTTGTTGTCCATCTGCACGTCGATACCGTCGCCGGGCACGATACCGTTCACACCGCTGGAAGTCGTGGGTTCCGTGTACTCCACCAGATGGCCGTACTGGTCGAAGCGCATACCGTTCACAGTGGTGTTGAGACCGCCGCCCTTATGCGAGATGACCAGTGCGTCAGCCACAGACCCCGTGCCGGTGACGGTCACGCCACTGTTCCCCGCCACGACGCGCAAAGTCTCGGTAGAGATATTGGCCTTGATGCGATAGGGGTCAGAAGTGGTGCCGCTGCCGCTGACGACGACACCGTCCTCACCCTTGATGGTGCATCGCACCAACGGACGCCCGGAAGCATCACAGGTATAGAGATTCCCCGCCAGCGGAGACGCCTCGCACAACGACACGCCTTCGCTGTAGGAAGCACAATCGGCAGGGACTTCCGTGCAAGACGGCGGCACATACAGCGCCACGTCGGCTTTCTCCAGACCAACGATACATCCGTCGGCTATGATGATGCGGTCGTAAATACCATCAGGCGGGGGCGTACCGGGCTGCGCTTTGAGGCAGCCGTTCTCTTGCCACAAACGGCCTCCCCAGGGAAGACACAACGAAAAATCAGGGCAGCCTGATTTGACCTGTGGTTCCTGGATAGTATCTCCATTACAATCGAACGTTATGCGGGGGGAACATTTGTCTTGCATCGGTGTCACCTCTGTTGAAACCAATAACGCATCCGTACCTAAAAGAAAAGGGCACTTGACTTTATGGGTATGCTACGGTTAAATGGGCTTCGACGACAGAGATGCCGGACGGGCTGACGAACATGGTGCTGTTCTCCGCCGACGTGGTGAGACTCCGGTCTCACCACGTCACCTATCTCTCAATCCGCCTCTCCCCTAGGCGTGTATGTGTTTGCGGAAAGGCCCCCCATCCCAGGCAGGGATGGGGGGCCTTTCTGTTTCCGGCTTTTGCTTAGAGCGCTCTGCCGAACCCTATCTTGACGATTCCGCGTTGTCCACACAAGGCGGCATCCTGTGCCAGCTTGCCCAGCATACGCCGGAACTCGGCGTACAATTCGCTGCCGACCCTGAGATTGGTCCACGGACGCCCTGTGATGAGCATGATGGAAGCCCGCGTCCCCATGATGAGGGCGGGGAAAAGTTCATGCTCGAACTGACTCGGAAGGGAGCAACTGTTACGTCCTGGTACTACACCCATAGATACGCGGAGTTCCCCACCACAGTCACACATGCACGCATGGAGAACCTGTTCATCTGGGTCGTACCAAACCTTGTCCCGACGCAGACGGGGCCAGTCCTCTCCGGCTACGAGCGTTCTGCGTACATCATGGAGACAACTGTCGCTGCCTGTTGGATGATGCGAAACGCCCGTCAGGGCCGTCATTTCCATCCCGTCAGGCGATTTCACTACATACCGAGTTACCCCGGGCTGCAATTTGATTCGCACTGTTCGCGTCACGAGAGGGGCCTTGCGGCACATCTCGATGGCTGTACGAAGCAGGTAATAGTCGAACAGTTCCGCCGGAAGGTCTTTCCATTCAAACCGCAGTTCGGCATGGAACTCACTTAGCGGCGTTGTTGGAAACGGTTCGTACACGACCATCGGCGTTTTCCTCCAGCAGTTTACGCGCCATCTCAGCCTCGACCAGCTTGAAATAGGTGTCCCGGTGCGAAGCGGCAAGCTGCGTGATGGCAGGATTGTTTTCGCTGTCCATGCTCAGGGCCCTGTACAGCATCCACTGTTTGACCATGGACACGAGCGGCGCGGGGATATTCGTATCATCGTCATATCCGTCAGGCTCGACGTAACACTCCACAAGGACGTAATGCTCCTTGCGGTCGGTACGGGATACCCCAGGATACACTCTGAACAACGTGTCCACCGTGCTGCTGATGGAGTATCCGGTGAGGTCCCCGCCCATATGACACTGCGACGCAGGTCCGCTCCAGGTGTTGGCCTCATCATCCGCCACACGGGACAGTCTGCGGATGATGTGTTCCCCATCCTCGGTGACTTCCCCGAGGACGCGTTCGATACGCTCGCAGTCGCACGCCTTCTGCCACACTTCTCCGGGGGAAAGTTTCACGACTTTATGCTGCACGAACTTGTCGGAGAACAGCTCGCTGACCATGAGTAGGGCTTCCGCCAGATAGGCTTTCAACTGCTCATAAGTCCAGTGCGTATATTCATACCCCGGTTCCTGGTCATTGAGGTCCAGGGACACTTCCCGGATGACGTTGGAGACCTTCATCAAAATTACTCCGTGGAACGCACGAGAGCCGCAAGGTCATCCTCGATACCATGGTAATAGGCATCGAGCGGCTGGGCCGCATAGGGGAGCCGGGTGGCTTCTTCGACACCCTTCTGCCGCACATCTTCCATCGTAGGTTCATGCTTGCCGGAGAACGCATTGGCCTGCTTGATGACCGTAGCCTGCGCCTCGGCCAGCAAGGCATCACGCTCGGCAGGCGTGTACTCGGCTTCGTTCACAGTGGAACGCCATGCCGCAGGGTCGGTGTTGCCTGTGCTGTCACAACATTCCATGATGTCGCGCTGTTCGGCAAGCATGGGGTCCCAAGGAAAAACGATACCGTTTTTCTTGCTGCGGAGGTGCGAAGAACGCGGCAACGGAGGAACCGCGTTCTTCGCACCGGCAGCGTGCAGGGCCTGCTGACGCGCATCGCTATCGCGTTCGTTGAGTATGCCGCGCAGGTCTTGCTGGGAGACGGCAGAGAGCGGAGCGGAAGACTGATACATAGTGCTGTTCTCCTGTATAGGGATGGAGGGTAGAGTTTGGTCTACGCAGACGGTTTCTTCAGGAAAGCCGCACCGGGGTCGTTGCCGAAATCAGTGCTGGCGATACGCATCCCCATGATGGTACGGCGGGCGTCCTCGGAATCGTTGGACATTTCCTTGGTGGGACCAGTCTGCGCCTTGAAACGGGGCGTGAAGGTCTTGCCGCCGGAAACCGTATCCTTGGACGCGGGCCCGGTGGCCTTGGTGTTGGCGACATTGGCCATGACGCACCTCCTTAGCCGACCTGCGTGGAGCCTTCAAAGGCAAACAGCTTCGCCGACATGTACACGGCGATGTCGGACTTCCACACGAGCTTGAGACGCTCGGCATCACCGGCCACGAACTTGTAGCCCAGCAGCACGGCGCCGTAGTATTCGTCCAGACCGCCGGTGGCGTTGCCCTGGTTGTCGTATTTCACCAGATTATGCCCGAAGGTACAAGGCACGGCGCCGAGGGCCTTCGAGTCAGTCTTGGTGTCCACCCCGGTCACATTACCGGGACCGCCCTTCACGGTGGACGTGGAGACAGACGCCACTTCGGGCATACCCAGACGCGCCAGACCCCACAGCTTGTCACCGTCCTTTGGGGTACCCAGAGGGAACTGCGTGATGCCGTTGTTGGTCAGGGCCGTATCGAAGTCGGCGTTTTCTTCATACTTCCAGTCATCGGTGGCGAAGTCCCACGAGACACGCATGGCGCATGGCTTGATGTACACACCCTCGAGGTTCTTGTCGGTGGTGGTCACTTCAAAGTGGATGGCTTCGACCCAGGACCGCAACGGGACCCAGTTGAGCATGATGGTGTCGCCGACGGCAGAAATTTTCTTCAGCGCGGTACGCATCCAGTTGTGGCCGTAGGTATCCGCCAAATTGGGCACCAGAGGGAAATGAAGGTTGAGATAACCCTGCCCGTAAGCAGCGTCGGCATGAGAGTCATACGGGGGCGTGAAAGCCGCATGGGGGGCACTGAAAGGCGGTTTGAACTCAGGCCAGTCACCACGACAGAACCAGCCCTTGAAATCAGGCGTACCGCCTCGGAACATATTGATGTTAGCCATTGTCTGGGTCTCCTAGTTGATAGGGTCGAAAGTCCAGTAGCCCATCGCGAGGGCGTCAGGGTAGATGACTTCGGCGCCCCAGGCCACGAGATACTGGTAACGGACACCGAAGCTGTTGGGGTCGCTGGTATTCAGCCGCGCTTCCAGGATATTGGAAGCATACGCCGTGGCTTCCTTGTGCCCCGCAAGAATAAAGAAGCAGAGGTTGCCGGACTTGTCACGCACCACGGGGACGTGGATGGATTCGATGACCGTGAAGCCCATGAGCGGATGGTCCCACATGCCGGACACGATACCGCCGCAGTTGCAACTGTACAGACTGTTGCTGTAGTTGGACATGGCGAGATAGGTGCGGAGCTGAGGCGGCACGATGATGAACATCTCGCCTTCCACCCAGCGTTTGGACTCGATGAGGACACGCTGGAGGTCAGCCAGGACCTTGGGAAGATTCTGCGGCGTCACATGTACGGGCTGACCGGGCTTGCCCAGATTCACATCCTGATTCCTACCGGCGAGGTCGAGACTCGTGCGCGGGGACACTTCAGCCATCATGCGACCCAGGACGAAAGTACGCATGGTGCTCACATACGACTGGTACATAGATTCCAGCAACTTTTCTTCGTAGCTGGGCCAGCGCTCGCAGGCCATCTTGATGTCGGTGGAGTCGAACTTGATGTCCTGATAGCCCATGTAGCAGATGCTCAGACAACGAGCCTGAGTGCTGACAGTGTTGGGCACGAGCTGCTGGTTCTTCTGGTACGAACGCAGCGGACCGACTTCCGGCGCGTACATGAGCTGGATGGTCTGGTTGCACTGGGTAACAGGTTCCAGCAGTTCGGACGCCGTGATACGCGGCAGCCAGTCGTTTTCATACACACGAGACAGGATGAAATCGCTGTAGCCGACACGGGCGAGAGGGGTGGCCTCGATGCCGGTGTATCCACTCGCACTGGGGAAAATAGGCATGGAAAAGCTCCTTAAAGGTTATCCGGCGGCTCGCAGTTCTTTCAACCGCACGCGGTATTCATCCGGGGAAATCCGCCGCATTTGGTATAGGCTGTTGAGTTCAGCCAAGGTAAAAGTGGGTTTATTGACAGAAGAAGTTGCCGGAGTACCGGTCCCACCCGCCACCTGCACAGGCGGCACAGTGGTGACTTTGCCATTATCAGGACGGTTCTGTTTGAACTTGTCCACAATGTCGATGACGTACCGCGTATTGCCAGCATAGAACTCCTGCGTGGCAGCCTGGTCACGACTCCGGCTGCTCAGACCGTCGGGTTCCTGGAGATAACGCAGGAAATCCGGGTCATTGAACAGACTATAGAAATCAGGATGCACTTGCAGGATTTCACCAGCATAACGGGTTATCTGCGCCTGCTGCGTGGCATTGAGCGCCTCAGCCCGATTACGTTCGATAGTCTCGCGCTGGGCCTTCACCTCAGCCACCACGCCCTCGAGAGGCTGTTGCAGCATACGCGCCGTCATAACGGCAATACGACGGGCGTCGGCAGGGTCAACCGTCTCCAGCGCATTCAACTCATCGGCACCGTCGAGACTGGCCAGCATGGCCTGCTGCTTGTTGGCGGCTTCAAACTTGGCGTTACGCTTCTGCGCCTCGGCCAACTGGTTAGCGAGAACATCACGTTCCTGCGCGAGCTGCTGCATCTGTTGTTGCTGCGCCATGTACATGTACGGGGCAATAGACGGCTGCTGCACAGGCTGCTGCACAGGCTGCTGCACAGGCTGCTGCACAGGCTGCTGCTCCATAGCCGCTTCTGTCCGGGCATATTGGTCACGAAAAACCTGTGCCATACCCGGAGTACGGGCAAAGGCGGGAGAGACGGAAGTGTTGCCGTCGCCGGATGCCATAGGGTTAGTGGACATAGTGCTTTCTCCTACTTGATGTACTGTTTCAAGGTAGTTACGACATCCTGGAGCATCAGTACACGCCCCAGCGCCATACACCCGGAACCTTGCTTTTGTCCGTCGAGCAAAGCTGCCCGCGCCAAAGCGTCACATTCCTGGGCTTCTTTTTTCGCCGCCGACTCGAACAACCCAATCAAGGACAACAAGGCCCCCTGATTCGACGCGAGCGTCGCCAAAAGGTTGTCGCCTGCGGTCTTGTCGCCCTTAACTACCAGAAGACGGGACATACCGCAGCCCACTGATAGTATCACGCACAGACTTGTTGTCTTCCGTCGGGCGCCGCTGCGGGTTCACGACAGTACCCGGACGACCATTGCCACCGATGTTGGACGGGGGAACAGCAGGCTTGCGCCCGGAATTGCCCCCACAACGAGAACATCCCATCATTTACCTCCATAACGCATATTATCCATGATACCAGTGTACACATGGCCATTGTAAGGACATTCGCGCATGTGCTGGTCATCACGCAAACGTTGCATGTTGCGCCGCACATACCCCGACTCCGGTATGTCAGCAGATTCAGCCAAAAACGGATTGTCCTTAACCAACATACCCGGATTTTGGGCTTTCTTCCGTGCCTTATCCCATATGCTTTCAAAAGGGGTTTCCGGGAAAGAAAACACAGTCGCCATAACGCACCCCCTTTAAGCGTCGTAGGCAGGAAGCGACTTGCCCCCGAGCTTCACCCAGGAAGCCGGTTTGCCCAGCAGAGTGGCACGGTCGCCGATGACCGTTGTGCCGAGGACGGCACCATCCTGCCCGGCAGGCTGTTCAGCAGCTTCGATGGTGGCGACACGATGCAGAGCATCCGCCAGAGGACGTAATTCGGCATCAGACAGTTTGGTCATGGCATTGATAATGGTGCGAAGACTGGCGTCGTCAACGGCTACCAGGTTCGTCAGCGTACAACCGCTGAGAGTCGAACCGCTGATTTCACTGTTCTGGATGGTGGAACCGGTGATGGTAACATCCATGAGGGTTCCACCCTGCATAAACTCGATAGGACCACAATTGGGAGCCATACTAGCCTCCTACAAAAATTTCCGGTGCGTGCACTTGTCCAATGTCATACAAGTCAGCATAGACATTAGCAGTGCCGACCATAGTGGCATCGTTGAGTTCAAGCTGGTAGGAACCGGGAATCCCAACAGCCATGACACTGTTGCAAAGCGACAGGCTCCACAGGCAGTTCATCGTGCTGACGGCAATGTCCGCCATGAGTTCACTCGATACATGGTTGACATCAACAATCCAACCGCAACAATCCTGCGCTGTATCCTTCGTCGAAGGCAGGCGGGAGCCGGAAAAATCATGGATGAGCCGATGCAGACATGCTTGCATGGGCGTGGCCACTTCATTCTCGACACGGAATTTGTACTTGTTGAAACCAACCGCCCACAGGACGACAACTTTTCCGGGGTGTACGGTAAAAACCGAAGACAGAACGGTCGTATTTTCGGGTGTCCAAAGCGGTACGATAGCCATCAGAAACTCCCTATCAGGTAGCCGAGAACGGCTCCATATACGAGCCCTCGAACAGTATTGCAGCAGATACAGTCGTTCTGTTTGAACGGGAACAACCATATCTTATAAACAGCGTTGTAAATCTTATTGTCAGGTTTTTCAATATCCGTGTCGTACAGATACCCGTGACAAAAATTCACGTTGTTACAAAACCAGGCCACAAACTTGTACGCCCAGGTCCCTTTCTTGGGGGAGGGCGTGTTCAGCAATTCCATCAGGCTTCACCTCCTGTGATGTCAGCCGTAACACCGGCACCGGTGGGCGAAGGCGGCGCCGGATTGGGAGCAGACCCAGCTCCCGGCATGACCCCCATCGGTGACATCTGCTCCATCTGGCCCAGAACATTGTCGGGAACACCCATAGTACCAAGCAGTGTCTTGAGGCTCCAGGAGATTACAGGGGCCAGATTGACCGCCTGACCGAGCGCACCGGCTGCGGCACCGACAGTCTGAAGAATCTCCATGGCCGACTGCTTTTCCATCTCCTTCTTGAGCAGCCCTTCAGCTCCCTTCGTGATGATATGGCTGTCGCCTTTGACCTCCATGTCTTTGGCAAACAACATGTTGGTATTATACAGCAATTCCCCAAGCGGCTTGAAGACGCCGTAGGCGATGTTGTCTGCTGCCGCATGGAGGGCCTTAGTGGCATTGCCTTGCAGCATGGACATGCCACGGAACGTGCGCATGGCCCCGGAACCAACAGCCTCACCATGGAGTGCCGCAGGGATATTGGTGACACGGTCAGCAAGCTGCATGAACATTTCCATGAGCTGTGCATACGCCGGGATATTGGAAGGGATATTCGTAAAGCGGAACGCGGGCATGTTGTTGTTGCCCAGGTCAGAGTCGGACAGGTAAAGACTCCCGGGCACTATCTGCCCGAGCTCACCCTTGCCGATATACGACGCGATGCGCCTGTAGTCTGCTTCACAGATAGGCGCCGAAGCATTGGCCGCATTGCGCATGAGGTACATAAGACTCGCCATGTAAGCACGTTCGATGTCGCGCAAACGCTGGGCGATACCATCACCGGCAATACGGTCTCCGCCAGTGCGATAAAAACTCGCGGTGTATACCGGGCGCGTCTGTATCTTGGGGTCGGAGAAGACCCTCACCTCGATGACACGCCCCTGGACCAACGAAATCTGGCAGTTGTAGAAGTCGCCATCATCAAGGCCCTGGATGTCATATTTTTGCAGTTCCCTGCCAGACATGAGCCCGTAGTGTGTCAGGACCTCGATAGGGCTCACGTTAGAAGACCACAACGCCATATTGCGCTGTCCTTCATCCGGGGCCCGAGACAACCAGCTCAGGTTGAAGTCTACATTGGGGTCGTCAGCCTGCTTCAAAATGTCCTTGATGTTGGCCGCGATATAACCGTCGAGCTTGGAGGCATTCAACAGCTCGCGCCGTGTCCAACGGGTACGAGTAAAAATACATGTACCACGCTGCGTATCAGGACTGTCAGGACTGTAGGCAAAGTCGAAGGGACTTATGGCGCGGAATGTCGGAAAGACTTCAGTGTCGATACGCGGCTTGTTCTTTCCCCACACGAGACGCGGGGCCCGCGTGATATAGGGGCCAGCGAAAACCGCAAAAGGATAGATGGGGAACCATTGCAGGAAGTCGGTGAGAGCTCGATTGAAGCCGCCTTCAGCACACTGGTCGGCCAGCAGCAGCATCATGGCGTCGGCAGATTTCTTTGCCTTTTCCGTTTCTTTGAAATGCATCTCACGCTTCTGCTGCCGGATAGCCTCGATGAGCTGAGAAGCATCTTCGAAGCTACCCCTCTGGAGTTGCGCTTTTATCTCGTTGAAAATCTCATCCTGGGCTACAGGAGAAATATCGGGACGCGGCGTGGGCACCACAGTCCAGGGAAGCGAGGCATCCCCGGAACTTGTCATGGCGTCATTGAGATACGAGTTGGCGATGTCGGCTTTCAGAGCAGTCAGATTGATGTAGGCATCGACACCCAGAGCTTTGGCGCGTTCCTGCGTATCACACGACATGATGCCGTTCTGCTGATTCCAGCAGTTCTCAAGCACAGTGCGAAGAGGCTTGCCATTCACAAGCTCAGTAGACTGCCACGACACCGCGCCATTGAACCTGTCCATGACGGCATCGGCCAGCGGGTCGTGGGATTTCTCCTTCACGTCCTCGATTTCCAGCATCCAGTTGATAGCGTCGCGCATAACTTTCTCCCTATCAAATCACACACCTGGGCGTCAATCTTACACGACGCTAGACAAAGAACTGCGCCTGCGTATGAGTTCGTCCCTGACGTTCTGCATCGTCGTGTCTTTGTCCATGTTGTCACCGCGCTGGATGAGAAGGGCGGCGTACTGGAGCGCATCATGCACATGACTCGCATCGTTCTTTTCCGGGCTCGGCGTGTATACGGAGCCCATCGTCCCGGAAGCCCGCAACTTGCGATAACGGTATTCATGCGAGAACCCGCGAATGAGCATCCGACAGGCCGGGTCGATGAGCAACCCGCCAGCGCGCTGGTTGAGCATATGCTCAACAGTCTGGATGCGTACCTTGGGATTGTTCGTCAACTCCGTCACAGCCTTGATACCGGCATCAGCAAAACGCTGTTTGGGAGTGACAGCCTGCCAGGAATCCCGTGTGTTGCTCGGGTCGATGGCAGCGACCAGCGGGTTCGTGCTGTACCTGCCCCGCAGCAGCGGTATCAGCATACCATGCAGGAAATTCTCGAACCCCTCGTTATCAGCATACAATTCATCGAGCACACACCAGGTCCCGTTGATGTTTTGCAGGATGACCGCAGCAGGATGGATACCAGACTGGTCGACACCGATGATGATAGGCTGGAAATGACGCGGTTCTATCGCTTCAGCCGCCACATGGATGTTGATGTTGAAATTCGAGTAGACCGGCTTGCCGTCAACGATAGGCACGTCCATCATGCAATACTGGTTGTCGATGATGTCCGTGCGCCCGGTCTTGAGCAAGGCATCTATCTGGTTACGGTAGTACCGCATACCTTGCTGTTCGGGCGTGAAATCGTCCGGGTCCCCTTCTTCTCTGGCACCCAGATTACGCAGATTCTCTGCGTTCGGGTTCACCTCGTAAGTCACAGCACCCGTGACTTCATCAACGTGCTTGAAGGCAGCGGGAGGCTGCCTGAACACTGCCCAGTTGGGTTGCGGGTTGCGGATGTACTCATCGAGCCAGGAACCGGGTTCCGGCTGGTTGAAGTCCATGATGGTGCCGCCCCACGCAATACCGCCGAGGTCCTGGGACGGGTAACGCCCAATACGTCCCGTGACGGCGTTGTACACCTCCGGCGAGCAACCTGTGGCTTCATTGAGCCAGGCAAACGTCCAGTTGGCAGACCGCAGCTTGGGAGCATCATCAGCCGTCTTGAGGGCCCACAACTCCAGTTCGAGAGAGACCTTGGTGCCGTCAGGCAGCGGAATGAAGTAGAACCCGCGCACAGGAGCACCAGAACTGGCAATCGTACCATATTCAGCGGGCAGCAGTTCGATAAGTGACCTGCGCGTGGTGGCGATGAGTTCGGGATAAGACGAACGCACGACCCCGACACGGACATATCGTACACCGTCCGGGGCAGGATTCTGGGCACACGCACACGTCAGCACATCTGCAACACAGGCACACGATTTCCCTGACCCATAGGGCCCAACAATCATTTTGAGGTACTTGTCGCAGTTATGCAGGAGCATACCGGTAGGCGAAGGCACATAGTTGAACATGGTCTACTCCGTAGGTAATGCATGGGCTACTTTGGCTACACCCTTCGGTAACGGAAGAGGTACAGCGACATTGACCTGGGTATTCACCTGTGTGGTCTCCTTGGCGTCAGCGAGACCCGCCACCTTGACCAGCATATCGAGAAGTTTCAGCGCATCACGGGGCTCCATGTCTCCGTTATGCGCATCACGGAACAACTTTTCCCATAAGGCTTGGGAAAGTGTCAGGGCCCTGTATCTCGCCCCGGCTTTGCTGCCCTGATTTTTTACCTCTTCCAGACTCCCCTGAAAAAGCTGTTGAAAGTATGGATTATGCAGGATGTCCACGAGTTCCTGCTTCGTGAGACCATACTCAGACAAAATGGACTTGATGTCCGTAGGACTGTCGGGAACTTGCAAAATAGCAAGGTCGCGAGCCAGAGACGGCCAACGTACCTGATTCTTCAATGGTTCATTCATGGTGCTGAAACTCCAAGCCAAAAGAGGAAGCCTACGCTTCCTCTTTTAATATTCGACACTTTATAGAAAGCAGCGCATCTGCGCATATTTAACGGCGGCAACCGGGTGGTTGTCAACCTGTACGCAACTCCGGCGGTAACTGTCGCCCATAACGCTCGCTCTCCCAACTCAGCTCACAGTGACGAACAGATGTCCCGCCACGATGTTCTCTGTCCCACCAGAACAGTGTATCGATGAGACGGCAGGGCCAGGAGCGCACGCCGTCTTTGTGCCAACGCCAGCAGCGTGAACTCAGTGTTTCATCAGGCCAGCCGCCGATAGCCGCATTCACAAGCTGGTCGCAAGCCACGAGCAGGTTGTGAAAATACTTTGGCATCAGATAGCCTCTACCTCTTCCACGGTCTTGGCGACGGCCACGGCTGCCTTACGCTGACCGCCCTCGGCCATTTTCGTTGCCTTGTGATTCAGCGCAGCCGCATAGATGGGCAGGAAGGTCTCGGCGGTCAACTGCAAGATAACCAGGTCGCCTTTGCTGTCCGCCGTGTGGTTACGGTAGGCATTCCAGGGCGTGGTTGTGGGGATACCGCCATCGCTGGCCGGTGCGAGCTGCATGGACACAGCCGCGTCGGCGAAGTTCTGCTGGTCGAACTCGTCGTACGAGAAGTGCAGCAACTCAGGCGTGCCGGTATCCGGCGGGGTGGCCTCGCACTCGAACCCAGCCATGATGGCGGAAGAGGTCTCGACGTCGATGGTGGCGACTTTGCGGGTTTTGACTTCATCCAGTGTCGGTTCTACATGCTGCGGATTGTTGCTGTCCGTATAGAGCGGAAGGTACACGGTACGCATACCTTCAGCAAACGGGGGCTGGGCTTCGACGGACAGCACATCCTGCTGCACTTCATACACGATACCGTCACACACCAGTCGTGCGCCCTTGTTGTATTGTGTGTCAGGTGCCCATTCGACGAACATCCCAGCTTTAGCAAACAGGGCAAGTTCAGCCGTCCCAAATGTCGCGGTCTGGACATACGACCTGACCAAGCGCGGATTCAGAAGAGAACTGGCAGTAGTCAGAGCCTCGTTTTGTATCTCTGCAGCAGTCAGGGGAACCTTTTTCCACGTTTTGACGTACTTCCCGTCAACAAGGGCTACTTCTCCGGGCTCAAAATGGTATCCGTCTTCGGGGGCAGGGAAGTCTGTCTCGTGAACCTTATGCCAGGTTTCGGCCAGAACTTCGGACGCGGCGGAAAACGATGTATTGTAGAGCAAACACACATCTTTGTAAGACAGTGTTTCTTTCGTAGCTGGATTGTAATATATCATTTAGTCACCTACTTGTACCGTTTTATATATATAGCGCCCGGAGCGCCGGCACTAACATTTCCTGAGCAACTGTAAGCAAAGCACCCATGTACACCACCACCACCAGCTCCAAAGCCCGTACCACCATAACCGTTGGATGGCCTTATACCATAACCATTTTGTGCTTTTACAGTTTTTCCGACTTCGATTACATACGGAAACTGACTTCCGGCACCGCCTCCACCACCACCAGTATCATAATAGGTTCCTTGAGTTCCCCCGCCCGGCAAACCAGAAATATATGTCGTTCCGTCACCGCCACGGGTTCCCGTAGTTGTGCCATAACCACCACCAGCGCCCGGCGTCTCGTTCGATCCGCTTGGACCAGCAGACGCTACTAGTATTGTATTACTACCTATAGCAATTGCTGTTTGCTGTGTATTGTTACCGACAGTGAAAGAAAATAATTTTTCTGTGTTTATTACATAGTTATCTTTCTTTACTAACGGAGACGAACCACCACCCCCACCACCACGAATATTATTCCAGCCACGGTCTCCATTCCCACCAGAGTTTCCACCCCCACCGCATCCAGCAAAAAAATATTTAGCTGGTGGTAACTCCATACTGAAGGATTTTCTTATCAATAATTCATCATCAGATACAACCACATAATAACTACCCGGTATGTCTGATGGTATGTATTCTGATAGCGGTTTATACTCAGCAGCCGTAAATCGTAATAGATGTCTTCCGAGCATTAGGCTATCCCCGTCATGGCTTGCGCTGCGTAATACGTCGTGCCGCCATCAATGGTAAAGAAGGTTATCACGTCGATACCGCTCGCCATAAGCAACGGAGGCGTTCCGCCAGCCCATTTGAAAGAGGACGGCCACGTTACATTATGCGCACCACCATTGGTCAGAACAAGAGTTCCGAGTTGAAAGGAGTTGCCGGTATTGGCCATGACCGTGAATGTGGTATCAGACGTCACGTTATGGGTGAAGTTATTGGTGGCTGTCAGGTCGAGAGATACAGACGTGCCCGAGAGAGGAAGAAGGTTTTCTACAACAGCCCCGGTCAGGGTTCCACCGGCTTTGGGGAGAGCTGCATCAGCAGTATCTTTTGCCTCAACGGCCTTGTCATACGCGACCTTCAATGCATTAGCACTGGCCAGGGGATGACCACCAGCAGTCGAACCGTCATGGACGACAACGACATTCTTATCCGTATCGACGGTGAGCTCACCAGGGAGACCCGTATATGTTGCGTGCTGGGCAGTCGTCCCCCTGAACTGCTGGATAGGACTGGAGTTGTTTCTCGCCATATGTGTATACCTACCTTTTTACATACTGCGTTAGGAGGGGACGTATAGAAAACTACCCTCTCGAACAAGAGGGTCCAGCCAGAGTGATTCCAGGGCTGGACCCTCGATGAAAACGCTTAGTCGTCCATGGTACCGTAGTCGGCGTAGACCATCAGCTTGCCATTGTCGCACTGAATCTGATTGCCCGCAGTCTCGGAAATCATAGAGCAGCCCAGAGAACCTTCCGGGTTGATAACCATATCAGTGACGATACTTTCGACCGGGGTCTTGAGGTCATTTTCAGTCAGCAGCGCACCCTTGTCAGTACCGGTCTTGATGACGTTACCGGCATCAGCAGACACGACCTTCACGGACAGCTTGCCGTCGGCACCTTCCTTGAGGGCGTTGTTCGTGTCAGTGGAGACCGTATTGGTGAAGTCCACCACGATGTTGCCGCTTTCGTCGAACTTGATACCGGTGCCCAGCTTGGCAGAGATGGTATGACCATTGATGGTGATACCCTGACCGGCGGTGTACACATCGATGAGTTCGGTGACATCCACATAGGTGTCAACCACGCTGTTGTCGGACAGCGCCCAGATGAAGTGCAGGTAAGTACCGGCCTTCAGACCCACCTGGGGCGTGAAAGAGACAGTGCCGCTGATGGTCGTACCAGCCATATTGAACGTGACGGAAGCCGTGGAATTGTCGGCGAAGGTCACACTGGCCGGGCTGGTACCGTCTTCAACCGTTTTATCGTCGCCGTTGAACACGGCACGCACGGCAGCGACAGACGTGCCGCCGGTGAGCATTTCAGTGCTGAAGGTAGCCGTACCGGCGGTACCCTTGGTGGTCTCGACCAGGACGCCGACAGCCTTGGCCCAGTTGCCCGCCTGGTCACGGAACATCAGGGACAGGTGGTAGGCACCCTCCACAGCCTCACCGGCGGCATCGGGTTTGCCATGCACCAGTTCGACACCCTTGAGCACGGAAGTGCTGGACGGGACGGTCACGGTGGCAACTTCGGTAACACCGTCATGGCCGATGATTTTCAGCTCGCCGGAATACTGGTGGTAGGTCATGCTGAGGTCAGCGGCAACCTTGCCGTCGGCATCATGCAGAATCTTGTCGCCTGCGCGGATGATGAGGTCGGCGTCAGGAGCCTTGGCATACAGCTTGTCATCAGTACCCACGGACAGACCGTTGTTGGCGTCGGTGGACACCAAGTCGGTAGCCAGGGAAGTCATGTCCACAGTGAGCGCCACATCGCCAGCGAGAGTGCCCTCGGTGGAGCCGTTCACTTTCAGGTGGGTGTCACCAGTGACCTTGCGGTCTTCACGCGCCATAGGCACGCCACCGGCGGTAACGCCGTCATGGACGACCACGACCTTCTTGTCGGTATCGACGGTGAGTTCGCCGATTTTGCCCGTGTACGCAGCATGTTGGGCAGTAGTACCACGATACTGCTGGATAGCGTCAGGAGTTTTTCGAGCCATAATTCAGCACCTTTCAAAATTGAATATTATATTACGCACCGATACACCACTGTGTTATCGGTGCATGTCCCCTCTGTCGAGCGACGTGTATGCACCCTTGTCCGTACCGGCAACCAGCAGGTTGTCCCTGTCGGCAGACACGACCACGACTTTGAGCTTGCCGTCAGCACCGAGTCGCAACACGTTGTCGCTGTCGGAAGACAGCAGCTTGGAACAATCAATACCGAGCGACCCGTCAGGACGTATCACAAGCGGGTCATCAGCACCACCATGACCAATATCGATAACGAGGTCATTGTTCTTGAGCGCCAGACCGGCACCGGGCGAGATGCCGATACCGCCCATGGGGTCACACTTGATGGCCCCCTCGGGATGGAGCTTCACGGACACGACCCTGTCGGTACTGATGTTGATACCGCAGCCTTGCGTGTATACATCAGCCAGCGCCGACATATCAACATAAACGTCCTGCACGGTGCCGTCGGCCAGCGCATAGATGAAGACCAGATATGTCCCGGGAATGAGACCGACACCGGGAGAGAAAATCACATCGAGACTCGTAGCGTTAGGCGACACGACAAGACGGGAACCATCCGCGAACTGCAAGGGGGCCATACCGTCGAGGAATGCCTGCTCGACAATCTGCCCGTTGAAAATACCCCTGACACGCACGGCGCCGATGGCGGCAACGGACGCGACACGGGTCGAAACAGCCTCATCCTTGCGTGCTTTGACCGTGACCGGCACAGGGTCACTCCACATCCCGTCAGGCTGCATAAACATGAGCGAGAAATGGTAGTCGCCCTCGATGGCTTCACCAGCCACGCTGGGCATACCGTCCACCAGATACACACCCTTGAGCGAAGAACTGGCCCCGGGGACGCGCACGGTGGAAATCACGGTCTGACCGTCATGCCCCAGAATATCGAGCTTTCCGGTGTCGGGGGCGTATGCCAGCGAGAGACCAGAAGAGATACGCCCGTCCTTGTTCTCATACAGGATGGCATCATCCCCAGCCAGAATATCCTTCATGGACAGGTAGACACCCTTGTCGGAACCAGGATGTACCAGGTTGCCCTCATCGGCAGAGATGACGGGAAGATTGTCCTGGATGTCCTCTTTGGTCAGGATGATTTTATGGTCTACCGGGTCGATGGTCAGCAGGTTGAGATGCCCATTGGACAGCACGTCGTTGGCCGTGAGCAGGGCCCCGCCGTCACCCCCCTTGATGACCAGGTTGTCCCCTTCACCGGAGACCACTGTCACAGGAGGCACGAACAGCGCATCATCACTGCCGGTTCGCAACTGGTTGTCTGCATCTTTCGAGACCAGGCTTGCAGCCATGGTCTTCTTGTCCTGGACATACAGCTTGCCGTCACGCTCGGTCAGGGCGTTATCGTCGGCTGCGGACACAAGGTCACGGGCATAGACGGCCAGACCGTCGTCCGTCACCTGCAAGATGTTTGGGGCACCGGAACCGGACACACCCCCAACCGGCAGCGCATCGGCGGAGACGAACTGCCCGGCAGGGAGTTCGGAAAACTGCTTGTTCTCCTGGTCAAAAACGATAGGGCGCTTCATAGCATCAGCCATCGGTATCTCCTTCACCACGCCCGCAATTTGTATCCTTGCATCGGGCACAATCTTCCTGGAACGGGCATTGCTTTTTATGCTGTTCACGTTGCTCCGGCGTCATGGTACGATGTAACTCGCTAATATCCAGACTGTCCATCAAATCGACGAACTTGTACCCGGACTTCCAACGAATCAAGGCATCCACAAGTTTCATGCCCCCAGCGGAAAGAAAAATCGTAACACCGAGGTCAGTATCAGGCGAGCGTTCAAAACCGAAAAGGGGCAAACATAACGTCACGCTTACGGCCACGATGGCCATAAAAGCACTGGAAAGCAGGATATTGAAAAATATGTTGAAAAAATCACGGTGAAGATAGCTGCGCTTCACGCCATGCCATCCCTGATACAGTGCAATGATGAAAGCTCCTGCTATGAGCGGCCACAACTCAACAAGCAGGTTTATGTAGGCACTATTACGCCCTGTAATGGTATCAGAGTCTATAGGAGGGATACTCATATGATACTTTATCATCCCGTGATTCATTTACCATTTCATGGCCATGACTTCTGCATAACTCGACCGGTGCACCAGGCCGCCCACACGCTTGTACTTCACAGCGCGGTCTTCTTCACGTCCGCGTACAAGGGCCACATGAACCCAGCCGTCAGGAAGATTTTCAGCGATGAGTTCCGTGAATGGCAGTTCAGTAGCAATGAAAGAGAAGATGTCACGCAAGGAGACATCTTTACGAACAGGTTCGATGTCGGCTGCGGAACCGGAACAATGGTGGGACGTGGCGGATGACCCCGGGATGACCTTGTTCAGCGCTGCGCTGCGATACCCGGAAGTCACCCTGATGGGACCAAACTTGTCCCGAACCGGCTGCAAGACTTCCCGCGCCAGATACTCCATATTGCACCAGACGCAATCCTTGTCGGGGATATTCTGGATACCTTCACGCAGGGCCGTATCAGAACGCAAAAATTCCTCGTAAGTGAAATTCGGCGCACCGAAAATAGGACCCTTCTTCATACGTCACGACCTCCAAAGAAAAAGAGCGGACAAAACATGTCCCACGAAGAAAACATGTCCGCCCGCTCTTCCGAATGAATACAACTATCTTCGAGCCGGTGTCAATATTCGTCAGGATGCTTCAGCAGCGCTTTGAGCTGTTCGACATCTTCGACGGTCACGGAATCTTTTTTCCAGGTTTCGATGATGGCTTGCACCGCAGGGAGCCCGTAGACGGAAACCAGCTCAAGAATTTGCAGCACCAGTTTGATGTCGATGGAGTTACTCATGGCTGACCTCCTTCACATCGACACCGAGGTCGATGGCGGCCTTGAGAAGTTCTTGCAGGTCCTTGGTCATCTTATCGACAAGAGCCTTGAGATTGTCGCGTTCCATGGCACCCGGGGACGAAAGCCCCTCAGAAGCCCGCATATAGGCCAGAAGACCGCTGGCCGTCACCTGGTAAGCATCATAATACACCAAGGCGGCATCCTTGAGTTTCTCCCAGTCAGCATCCTGAAGTTTGCCCTGCGAATGCATGTCACTGGCAGCCGTCATCACGGTATCGTAGGTGATAGCGCTGGTCTCCAGCGTCTTATACGCTGTGAGCGTGATTTCATCCTGGGCCGCGCAACCCACCAGATTGGCCGTGAGAGCCACGACAATGAAGAAATAACGGAACATGTAAACCTCCTTTTACACTTTTCCGCGTGTGATGACCAGCGGGCGGCCCTTAATCCACCCCTTGTCGCTAAACGCCGTGAGATGCACCTTAGTCCCATCATCAGTAACCAGGTCATACAGGTACGGCGCCTACCCGGGACGCGAAGCATAATATGCCGTATATTGCTTACCCTGGTACGTCACACGCATACCATGGCGGCAGTCTTCTTCGGTATGATGAGCATGGAAGTCGTAGTCATTCTGACGCCACTCCTGTCCAGCAGCAAGGACAGGCGTGGTAACAGTGCCCAAATCGACGAAATACTTCGGTGTGCTGCCGTTACAGTCATTTTTAGCAAGTTCGATATGCATGGAGAGGGATGCCGGTTCAGGCGTCATATCACCGTAATCGCTCGCAACATAAAAAGAATCCATATTTACACCCCCTTATAGTCACCAGACGAAACACCCAACACGCCAGGATTTACTTGCATAAAACGCCTATATAAGAAATAATACCGAGTGTCCATAACGGATGCCACAGACGGTTCCCAGCCCCATACTCACCCCATTGAAGGGGCTGTCTCTGTGGAACGCTCCCTTCCGCCGTACTACGCCCTGGCCGCAGTCATGTACATCGGCGACTAGAACAAAAAGCCCCCGCACGAGCGGGGGCTTCGTTCACAACTCATCCAGTTCTTTCTGTATAGCGTGTTTTCGCAGATGCGCTCCCCCCGCTGCCTATGTACGACCGATAGTATCCGGCGTAAACATAACACATCACCTCCCTAAATATGTGTCGAGTATCCCTTACGCGTCCATCTCGAAGTGGTCGCAGACAGAGAATGCCTTAGTACGGAAACCGAACTTGCCGCAGGTGAGTTTTTCTCCATATTCTCCTAAGCGACGGTAGTGCTTACAGGTATTGCAGGCTTCGATTCGCGCCTGTTCCTTCCACCCGACAGATTTCTTGGGCACTCTCTTTCCTTCAGGCATGGTAATCTCCTTTGTTGATAACGATTGCGCAACTACTTTACTTGCTGCGCAAAAATAGTCTTTTCGTGCGCTACAAGGTCCTTCTACCGATATTGGTCTTTGCTCACAGCATGGCGCCTACGAGGCGCTGTATCACATAATGGGTCTGGCGGTTGAAGAGCTCTTTGAGTTTGTCCTCAGACAACCCCTTCCTGCTGCCCAGGGCCTATGCACTAGTTCCCATACATGCCTGAACGCTATTCCCCCGCAGACAGGACATTTTCCTATAGGCCCTTCAAAGCCGCAGTCAGGACACTTTCCAAGTACATCCTGCCCGCTGTCATCCTGCTTAACCTCTTGGCGAACGTCGTACACTGCGCCCGTCTTCAAATCGAGAATGCCGCCTTTCCAGTCGCCGCAGTATTCATACTCCCGGCAAAAACAGAGTCGGTGCCAGAACGGATGGAAGTTCCCGCACGGTTGTTTCCTGTACAGTCCGGGGATACGGACAAGGATACGCTGGAACCAGGAACCTGCTGCACTACTCATTGACTCCCTCCTTATTCACTTACGCTCGCTTATCCTTGTACCCAAGCAAAGTATCGAGCGACTCATGTATCACGATACCGTAGCCACGCAGCAAATCCCGCATCGGAGGCCACCAAACAGGCGTTGCGTCCGTATCAGACCGATGCAAGAGAAAGACCTCATCGGCATCCGTTATACGGTTGAGCATGTCGGCCAGAAGCTCCAACTGCTTTCTACGATTCTCGGTGCAAAGTTTTGTCGTATCTGCATTGATGAACAGTCTGTCCACCCTATGCCCGAGACTGCCAAGAATAGTGGACAACAGACCGACCTTCTTTTCAAACTGCTGCCCGACAGTAGACAGCGTAGAAAATTTGAAATCAAGCGGGACGATGATGAAGATTCTCATATTTCTTCTACCTCGAAATCAAATTCCATACTGGAAGCCCTGTCCTGCAAATATTTTTCAGCCGCGAAATCTTTAGCCATATCTTCACTTTCGGCTTCGATTTCATACTCTTCTTCGTTGAGAATAGAGTTAGGAGAAATGTGAACTTTGTACTTAGGCAACAGTCTTGCGACTCCATCTTAAAAGGTTCCCATATTTTACCGTCTCAGACACGATCATAGCGACAACGAAAAGCGTTCCGGTCATAAGCACTGATATTACAGCAGACAAGAAAGTCTTGACGGAAAAACCAGGGTAGACGAAGAAATCATAACTGAAAGAAACAGCGAACCAAAAATTCCAAAGCATCAGCACGATGCTGAGGAAAAGCAGTCCGGTGAATGCGTCGTATTCATCCACCCTGTCGAATGTCCAAGACATGACATCATCCACCTTGTCATCAAACCTGTCACACAGGTCGAACAGGACCTCAGCAATCTTGCGAAGAATGTCCGCCAAGATTTTAAGGTAAATGACGAAAATCATGCCCAGTACACAGCACCACATCAACAGACTATGCACTACGCTGTTATTGCGTCCACAAGCAGCGAACACAGTAGAAAGCATATTTCTGATTGTAGCAGTAAAGGTCATCTACATATTCTCCCGCAAACCCAGATAACAGAGACGACGCAACCCCTCTTCCCCATACAACACAGGGATACCGTAAGAACCGGCGCAATGGATTTCCGCCTCGCATCCCCTGGGCAGTTTCGTGTTCCGGTCACGCTCTCCGATATAGAGCAGTACGTCGCAACGGGAGAGGATTTTAAGCGATTCCCCCAGGCACCACAGTGCCTCATTCACACTCTCGGGTGGAACGTCGATGTAACTGTCCTCGACCACATGCCCGACCTTTTCCAGCAGCCTGCAAGCAAGGGCCCGGTCCGCGTAGATTTCTTCCTTCGTCTTGCCCTTCATGGGCTGGCTGATGAACACACGCATGGCTAGTACCTCTCCTGATATTTTCCATCGACAAAATCCTCTTCCCTGGCCCTACGCGCTTCCATGTCGATGTCATCGTCATCAAGACGCTTCCATTCGTCAGGCAGCATATCACGAGCCTTGGCGAATGCTTCCTCATAATTTTCGGCCTCGATGATATATGTCTTCGGGCCTGCCATAACCTTGACTGCGAATTTATAACTCATCGTAATTTACTCCTTCTTCTGATATTCTCCATCGACAAAGTCAGCTTCCGTATCATCGCCTGCGCAAATACAAATCGCCTTCATCGGCGAAACTCGCCAGGTCAAAATCGGATGTGTCGATGGTAGGCAAGACAAGGTCGTCCACCAGCAAATCGTCACAATCTTCGTCAGTTCTAAAATCATGAAAAAGGACGTGCGAGTAATTCCTCCCGTTCACGCCATACAGTGCGCCGTAGTAATTGAACAGCAGCACTTTTGCTTTCTTGCAGGCCACGAAAGCCTTCTTGCAGGCCACGAAAGCCTGTCGGAGTTGTGCGAACGCTTTCTGCTGCGTGGCGGTAAGTTCATAATCTTTTTCATCCGACATGACTCAGTCCTCCAGACTGGCGAGTATGACAGGCGCGAGACGCTGGATAGTGCCGCGAATGGTCTGCATACGAATCGTGTGCTGCTCGGAACCGGTAAGGATTTCGTCGTCTTCAGGGAAAAGCCATACATCGTAAGGGCGAAGAAGCACATGCAGCGCCTTATGAACGGCCAGGGACTTCATCCCGCGCTTATAGACGACCGAGGATACTTCCTCTGCCAGATGGACGATGCACCCGGGACCGAACTTTTCAAATGCAACACCGGCATCGTCGTCGCAGTTCTTGAGCTTCGTGAAAGTGTACTCGTACTGCGTCAGTCCAAGCATCTCCACGACACGCATGAAGGTCTTCTTGAAGACTTCGTAATCCTTGTCAGAAGTCTTCACTTTACGCAAAACACGGGACAAAGACTCTTGTGTCTTAACATCCAATACGTTCATTACCTGTTCTCCATGAGGTCGGAGATTATGACCACGAGCCATATCAGCATCAGGATGATGCGAACAACGGCCCCGGCCTGGACCCAACACGGCGCAGTGGACAGCGTATACATCAGACCGAACACATCGGTCACGACACCGAAAACAACGAGAGCGACGGCAAAGGCCACTATCCAGTACACACGAGACATGGATTAACTCTTCCCGGAAAGTGTTTCATCAGAAGGGGATTCCACCGTAGTGTCGACCCTGTTGAAAGGATACCGCCAGGGCAGCAGTTCGGGGTGGCCCAGAGCAGGGAAAATGGCGTCAAGGAAAAATTTCCACTCAGGGAGCTTGTGGTTATCACGCTGCAAGATGATGTTCTTCAGGACCGCATAGTTCCCCGTCCAGATGCGACGCTGCAACCAGCTCTGCGGGAGACAGGCGTTGAGCTTGTCAAAGTCCCCGTCCTTCCGCAAATCTTCCAGAAAGTTGACATAGTAATCAGGAACATGCCTGGATTCGAAGCAATACTTCGTGACAGGCTTCTTCATCAGCGTGTGCATCGTGGACTCGGACTGGGCCACGGTGGACACCTTGTAGGTGTCCATCTGCTTCCACCAGTACAACGGCGCCGTGATGTCGAGGATGACGCCAATCTGCCGCAGAAACTTGTCGTGTCCACCGGCGCCGTACAACGCGAGCTGCGGCGCCAGTTCGCACAGCCTGGACCATTCATCGTGCTGCTGGGCCTCTTCGGGCGTCACATACCTGGACACCTTCCCATACGACAACCCGATACCGAACAGGGCCTCTTCGTACCCAAACTCTTTCATCAGCCGAACACGCATATCACATATCCTTCTTGAGCCACGCCGCCAGCGCAGCTTCTCCATCCGGGGTCAAAAGGTAATACCCACGCACATTGCCGCGATGTCTGGGCAGTCCGATGCGCATGAGGAACCCCTTGCCGCACAGCTTGTTGGCCATCGCGCAGGCCCGCATGGCAATACCCTGACGATACCGCGCGGAAGGTTTCCTGGGCGGTAACGACGCGAATGCCCTGAGACCAAGCACATAGCCGAACGCATGACCCCTCGGCAGGTCGGCCACCGCCTTCAGGATGCGGTATTCCGCAAGTGTCAGCATCAGTCACCTCCCGTGGACCCGAAGCCCTTCGTTTCCCTGTAGGTGTGCGACAATTCCTCGACCACGGCGAACTCGACGTCGATGCTGAGACCCTTGTTGATGTCCGCGACCACGAGCGCCGGGGCCATGATGGTCGGCACGATGATGAGCTGCGCCACCCTCTGGCCCTCATAGTAGGCCACCGTCGGCTTACGCAGGAGCGACGCGGCGCCTCTGGCCTGCACACTGTCCGCTTTGCGGAACAGCACCTTCACCGTGCCCCGGTAGTCAGGGTCGATGACCTGGACACCGCTGCCCATCATCTCCAGACCCGAACACACGACAGAGCTGCGGGCCACGAGCAGACCGGCGAACCCTGCGGGCAACTCCATCTCCACACCGGTGTCGAAACAATAAACCCCGTTCCGCCGCGTGAGCTTCGCCCCCCAAAGGTCGAACCCCACGGCACCGCCGCTCATGCGACACGGCACCTTCGCCCCGGCGAGCGTGAGCTTACACGGGATGATGACAGCCATATCTTCCTCCTTGTTGTGATGTATAGTAAAGCATAGTAAGTCGCAAAGGTCAACAAAAAACCCTCCCGCGTGTCGGAGAACGGGAGGGTTCTGAGAGGTGTGGCTCACCAGGAACGCATGACTGATGCTCCCCACAGGAATGTATCCGGTCCCTACAACACCCCGGGCGTATCACCCTAGTTTCACCCGGGACATCGTTCAGGCAGTTTTGGTTGTACCCCAGGGGCGCGCCATAGTCAACAGTAAGCCGTATCCAGCGTGCCTTTTCTCTCGGCGAGGCGTCCGTCTACAGATGCCCCTGGGGTACAAAATCAATATTGCAGCGGCGTTTGTCCGTGTCAAGCCGTAAAATCTGGCACCCCGCCCCATCCGCTCAACCGCAGGCGGTATGGGGCGGGGATTTTCAAGTTTGGCGTTCCAGGGTCGGCGTCCGGTCGAGTACCCCAGAAACACATCGGGTGTGCAGTCACCCGACAGCAAACGACGCATCGTCTTGCTGTTGGCTGAACCTACTCGGAAGAAGCCTCGGCGTCAACAGGAGAATGTGCTTCGCTGCGAATTTTCCTGGCCATGAGCGCCTGCGCCTGACTGCGGCCCATACGCGGGCCACGGTGCCCTTCGAGCCGTATCCACCAGCGTGTGGCATGACAGTTCTTGGCCCGGACCTCTCCGCCTGCTGTGGCCACCAGTCCCCGGCAGACACCGGGCAGCCAGTTGGCCGGACGCAACAGACCGCGCAGGCCTTCGTCGTTCCATGCCTGCCCCAGATGGGCCAGCCAGTCCCTCACCATGATATGCCATCCGCGCCAAGCACGGGGCTGGTCAAAGACGCAGTCCACGGCCTCGATGCTGCCGCCGTGATGTGCCCAGGCCCCGAATGACCGCACGTCGAAACGGTCTGGAGCGCCCCAGTTTCGTATCAGGCAGCCTCGCAACATGACCTGCATACCAGACTGCACTTCCGGTCCCCGCCGCCCGAAGTCTTCGAGGATACAGTCCTCGAAAATGACGGTCTTGCCGCGTTCAACATTCACTTTATCCGTATCCCCGGAACCGCACAGCACCAGCTTACCTGCGCCCCGGATGACACAGCGTCGAAAAACGGCACTGCTGCCCCAGGTCACGCCCACGGCCTCATCCAGCTTATCCAGCGGGCAGGCCGACAGGTCGATGAGGCAATCCTCCACCAGCCAGTCCTGCCCGTTGCTCATATCCAGGCCATGCCCACCCGCGTCAGGAGCGGTGATGGTCTGTCCCGCCAGGCTATACGTCATAGTCCACGGCCTCCACGGCAAAAAGGGGCTTAGAGGCCAGGGCCAAAATCTTGCGCATGGCCTGCCGCAGATACTCAGCCTCCCACTCAGCGTCGCACAGAGCATGGTGTGCGATGGCAGTATCAGGAACTTCGACGGTGATGCCCATGGCCTTCGCCACCAGCTCCACGGTCCTGAGCGACTGGTTGTTCCGGTAGGTCCACACCTTCGACAAGAAAGCGGAATCATCATAGCACGCAATCGCATCGCGCCAGATGACATTGTCGAACTCCGGTCCCTTTCCCCAGAACTGCACATCGGCGCAGGACATCAGGTCAGGGTCCGGCATGACCCAGCCCACAAAATCCACCACTGCCCTCCGCAGGGTACAAGCATCAGCATGGAACACCGCTTCCCGTGCAGCAGGACTGGTCTTCAGGGCCCACCACTGCACCGTAGCAAAATCCATGGCCCGGCCCGGCTGGTCGTCACCACGAATGGCACGATAGAACCTGCCGATGACTTCATAGCGTTCGTCGAGGGCCACGGCACCGATGGCGATGATGACAGGTCTGAGACCAAGCCCGAGGGTTTCGATGTCGATGACGATATGCGCCGGGGTGTGGTCCACGCGATGTTCGGTCAGCCACCCCCGTTCGATACCATAGTCTTCCTTATTCATGTATGCCTCCTGTGTTTCAGAGGTATATACAACAACAGCAGCAATACAGCAAGGAGATAACAAAAATTTTTCCCGCCAGACGTTAAGATATTCGAGGGTGGGGGCCTGTCCAGATGGGGTAGGGTAGTGATGCATAGTAGGAGAGTTACGAAGGTGGAGGGAGGACGTTGGAATAGTAATGCATAGTAGGAGAGTTACGAAGGTGGAGAAGGTTGTGAGTGCAGCACAGAGTATATGTTTTCTCTACAGGTCAGCGAAACCGCCGTCCAAACCCACCTGACCCTCACCGAACGCGCCGCCTGCCTCGCGCCCAGGCTCACGTCTAAGTACCTGAAATCATTGAACTTTCTTGTTTACAAAATACGTTATTGACACAACCCCTTGTCTGTGACAGTCTAACCTTAACAGGAAGAAGGAACCGCCTAGCGGACAGCCTCCCCTGCCTTGAGCTTTGACAATGCGGCCTGCCCGCCCATCCGCCTTGCGCCTTCCAGCGCCTAGGCGCCCACAAGCGCCCCCCTCGCGTCTGCCATCGTGCCACGTCGACAGGGGGCAGGGTGCCCGCCGGAAGACCCCGCAAGGGGCACGGATGAACCGGCACAGCGCAGGCCAGACATAGGGACACCACACGGAAGCGGGAAGGGCTGGAAATGGAGGTACTACCATGACCCAGACCCAGACCCAGACCAGCAAGCCCAGCGCCGTGCCCACGGCCAAGGTCTTCCAGACGTATGTCGACGAACTGCTGGCCGCCGGTGCCGCCGTCGAAAAGGCCGCTGCCCGCATTGCGCTGGCCGCTGCCCGGCAAGCGGCGCATCGGTCAAGTCTCGGCTACCTGAACGCCGCACACGCCGCCTTCAAGGCGTGCCACGTCAATTGCACGGTGCAGTTGACCAAGTATGCGCTTGGCCTGTTCGGCGGCCTCGCTGCCGATGACAAGGGCAAGCCCATGATTGCGCGGTCAAAGTCCATCCTGCGCCTCACCGATGCGCAGGAACGGAAGCAGAACGGCGGCGACGCTTTTGCGTGGGCTGCCGAAAAGATCAGCCCCGAAGCCAAGGCGGAAATTGCCCGTGCGCGCCGCGCGTTGGCACATCCCGACTTTGCCGACTTCCTGACGGCGCCTACTGCCGAAGCCAAGTATATCAAGGAAGACGGCTTGACCGCTTCGGAACGCGAGTTGCTGGCGCTGCTCAACTGGGCACGCCGCAATAATAAGGCTGCTACCAGCAAGCGTGCTGGAGAGCGCGGCTACGCGGAGCTGCAGAACGCGCTCCGTACCGTCAAGGCCATGTTCAAGGAATTCAACGAAGAATAAAAACGCAGCCCTCCCGCTTCCATGTGGTGCCCCTATGGCTGGGATACCCGCCTGAGTGATAGGTAAACGACGGAACCGCACATGTGGCGCGCTCCAGGAATCTGGTGCGTCCAGTGTGAACATGTGCGGCAAGTGTCGTGTGGTGTGAAGACACGACACAAAGGGCCGATGTCTGACAAGCATACTGCGTGTGCGAGTCATACATAGCGGCCCATGTTTGACTAGCACACGGCGTTAAATTATTACGTCGTGTGCTAGTCAGATAATGAGAGCCTACGCAGGAATGCTCACGGAAGTTGTATGACAGGCCGTGTGCGCCTACGCAGGAATGCTCGCGGAAGTTGTATGACATGCCGTGTTCTCCTACGCAGGAATGCTCACGGAAGTTGAAACGAAAAACAACTTACGTTAAATTTAATAAGTTTTCCTAATAAGAAAATTGGCTTTTTTGTGTAGGAATTTTGCTTAATTTTCACTCACGCGAAAGTTTAGCTCACAGATAAGTGCAGGTGTAAAACTTTTGCGTTAGTGCCAAACTTTCACGTGAATGCAGCACGAAAACAACACAACGCAGGATAAAAATTGCGTTGCATTCTAAAATGTAATGCAAACTCACGCATAAGTTTGGCACTAACGCAAAAGTTTCACAGTTTGACTTTCGCGTGAAAATGAACTTTCAATCTTCTATGCGTTTTCCTGCGTAGGCTGCATGTCACCAAACACCAAGGGAGAGATAAAGAAAAAAGTAAATAATAATAATATATTATATATTATAT